CAGTAGAGTTTAATCCTATTTTAGTTAAATTTTTAACGTTGTTTGCTGCAGCCTCATCAATTTCACTTTGCTCAAATTCTCGAATTGAACTAGAACCTTCCGCTCCTCGTTCTGGAACTTCTTCCTTAGCTTCATTATTAATCCACTGGCCAACATCTGAATAATCTTGAAAATTTGGATTGTTCCCATCATCAATATCAAAAAGACCATTTGCATCAACATCTGCATGCAAATCTCCAACAATGTCTTGTGTTTCCTGAGATGCAAACATTGGTTGTCCAATAATACGTAACAATGTTGGTGTCCATCCAGGAGTGTAACCTTCAGTGCTCCATCCAACATCAACAACTTCAAGATATTTTTTAATCTTTTGAAGAGATGGAGAAAATTGTGCTTCACTAGGAAGTTCTAAAATATCACCAATAACCAATGGCCGTCCAAGTCGTGTAACACATGTAGAAAAATTAACCGTGATATAAAAAGATTGTGATGGTAATTCAATTCCAAACCGTGATAATTCTGTTTGTGTATCCAAAAGATCATAATGACATTTTAATTCAATTGCGTCACTATTGTAATCTCTATCACGATTTTCCATAAACACTTTATCTTGAATATTATCTATATTTGTAGCTGCATAATTATGAAACATTTGTAGAGCTTGAACACCCCAAATATCATTAACACCCCCTGTAAATTCAAGAGGTCTAATTCTCCAATATCTCGAAAGAACTGAACCTTGAAATAATATTGTATTTAAACAATCATCATTTGGAAAAACAACTATACTTACACCATGCCAATTTTTTCCATCATCAGAACGTTCAATACGAGCTCGAGTAATTCGGTACAAAGGATTTGAACTTTGTTTAATGGCAATCGCAGTTATGTTTTTTTGTATACTTGTTTCAACTCCATATTTTTGTCGAGATTGGTCATTTGTTTTAATTACACCAAAATCATATCCCAAATAAGACGAAGCAATAATGCCTTGACCTTTTTGTAATGAATGCCATTCAGAAACGAAAACATCAAAAGCGTTATCAGCTGGAAAACCAATTGCGGATCCTCCTGATATTGAAGTTCCCATTCCTGTAACATCAACTAATTGTCCTTGTTCGTGAACACCTAACAATTTGTGAACATTTAATTTAGCACCACCAATATTAAGAGCCTCTTCAACATATTTGTCTTGAATACAAACATCGGGTAATTCTGTAAGATCCCAAGGCTTACATGTTGCAGCAAAATTTGATGTAGGAGGACAAACCTTTCCGTTAGCAGTTGTTACGCACTTACCATTAGACGAATTAGACTTTTTAGATAATCCAAAATCTGGTCCCGTTGTACTCGTGCAATCTTTTTTACAAGTCATTACTTATCGATTCTCTTTAAAATATTAAACAAACGTTTTGAAAAATTCATTCTATTTAATTTATATTCTTGAGCAAATCTTCCAATATTGTCATCAGTTCTTTTAGGTGTGCCCTTTAACTTATCACTGGGTTTACCAACACGTTTCACCAACTTTATTAACAACTCTTTTACTTTCATAAGCGTAAATAAAATTATCCGATCACGAACTGTGTAAGTTCACCATAATCTTCAGGTTTCTGATCAATATAATCTTCAAGCTGTTGAAACAATTCAAGTTTTTCTTCATTAGCACGAGTTCGTAATTCAGCTGCATTTAATGCAATTCCACCACCTGCTCCAGGCAAAGAAGCATATTTCCCACGAATTTCTGCAAGCATCAAAAGAGCTTCTGCTCTTGCAAATCTTTCTATCCACCGTTTTGAATAACGATATTTAAACAATTGTTGTTCAGTGCGCTCTGCTGTTACTTCTACTAACATACGTTCTGGAACATATAAACTTTGATACACATCTAGTCGTCTTGTTAACTCATCCCAATAATAAGTCACACGAGTTGCAAACAATTGTTCAAGTTGTTCAATATAATCTGCAATTAAATGATAACTTGATAAATCAAAAGAACCCGCATTATATAATTCTTGTAACACAACTTGAGCATATACACCCGCCCCTGTTGCTGTACTTAAAAATGCTGAGTTAAATCGGTAAATACCCAAAACATCAACAACTCGATTTAACCCTACTTTTTTATCAGTTAGAAAATAATTACTTACTCCTGGTTTCATATCAAGAAAGAAAAACATTCGTTCATATGCTGACGCTGAACGTCTACGATATGCTTCTAATGCTGCTTGAATTGCCGTATCAATTTGGTAATCAGTAAGTTCAACCTCTACAGTAGGCCAGCCCAATTGAGCACGAATTGAATACGCTAGTTCTCTTCGTTCATCTGGTGTCCCATCATCTCCAACACCTATTTCACTATATGAAGGTTGACCAGTTAATCCATCAGTTCCATCATTTGTACATATGTCAGTTTAACTCAAACCAAGAGCTTTAAGCAAACTATTGGCACCTGGAGCTTCTAATTCTTTACATTCTGCAATACGTATTTTTGATCGACTTCCAGCTAACCCACTGGTCATCATCCATGAACCATCCGGTCGTAAAATTGACGTAGCAATTAAATTGGAAGGTACATATGCTGTTCCATCCCATTTGAGTAATGTATTATTAGTAGTATTAAAGTATTCAGATCCTACAGCAGGTGTAAGAGGCATTGTTGAAAAAGTAACATTGTCCCACGCAGTGCCGTTCCATTGCTTAAGAATATTGCTTGTTGTATCAAACCAAAATGTTCCAATTACAATTGCTACTGGATCGGATAGAGAATCTATTGGATCAAAAATAACCCAAGCTGTTCCATTCCACTTTTGCCATGTTGAATTTGTAGTATTAAACCAAACTTGATCCACAACTGGTAACATTGGATCTGTTGGAAAATTAATAAAAGTAACAATTTCCCAAGTGTTTCCTATCCATTGACTTATTGTTTTATCAACTGTATTATACCAAACATCCTTTTCTGTAAGCAGTTGAGGAAGGGAAGGATCTATGTCTGTTTGAACAAATGAAACAACAGGATCCCATACACCGTTAACAACATCCCAAGTTGAAAGAACATCTGTTGTGGAATTCCACCATAAGTCACACGTCTCTCTATTAAGAGGGTTTTCAGGCCATATAAGAACACTAACTAAATTCCAAGTAGTTGTTGGTAAATCAAATTTAAAGAATTCTTCAGTTGATGATTTAAACCAATATGATCCATCTGCTACATTTGTTGGTTGTGTTTCAGTAACAAACAAAGGTGGAGTTGTTGTCGCATCGGCAACAACATTAAACATAGTTCCATTCCACTCATATAACTGTGTAGTTGTATCATTAAACCACAAATCACCAACATTAAAACTATTGGGATCATTCGGCCAAAAAATGGCAAATGTTTCATTCCATTTTTTATTTTTAACATCCCATTCATTTAACTTTTCATTAATAGTATCATACCAAAATGAACCACAAGCAATATCAGGAGGACAAGATGGATCCTTAACTTGAGCATGTGTAATTAATTTACACCACGTTGATCCATTCCAAACAAATGTGTCAGTTCCATCAAACCAATAATCTGTACATCCTAAAGTCGTTGGATCAGTATGATATGTTATTATATTTTGAACATCCCAAGCTGCCCCATTCCATTTTTTTAAGAGTTGATTAGTTGTATCAAACCAAAATGTTCCAATTACAATTACAGAAGGATCTGTTGCCTCTACAATTACTGGAAGCTCAACATGTTGTAATCCATCCCATTGAAACAATTTATTTCCTACAACATCATAATAAAGTAACCCAGTGTTTGGAGCCACAGGAGATTGAATAGGATTCCAAATTAAAGAAATTGCTGAATTAATTGCATCCATTAATTCATCAAACGTTTGTGCTACTGAACCATTAATAAACAAACGGTGCTTCATTCTTTCTTCTTGACAATTAACACACCGAGAAGTATCAGCAAAAAAGGCTGTAAAAGTTAAATTTGTGGCACTTGGAGATGCGAGTGTTGGTGGAAAATCGGGATTTGAAAATCCTGATCGTAACAAAAAATCATCCTCTTGAATGTTATCATTTAATAACATTTCAAAACAATATAATTCACCAACAGTTAACCCAGTTGCATCAGTTCCTTTAACTCCTGGGTTAACTTGACCTAATACGTTATTCAAGAGAATTATTTGAGAACCATGTGTATCAGTAACTGAATCATCACCATAGTTTAACGAATAAGCATGACTGCCTTTTAAAAAATAGCGATTTTGACAATCATGAATATATCCAGAAACATAATATGCTGTATTTTCTTGCAACCCACTAATATCAAAAGAAACAGTAAATTCACCGTTCCCAGCTTTTTGTTCATCTTCGTAAAAAGCACCAATGACTAATGCTGTTCCTATTTTGGATCCAGCATGAAGATTACGATCACCAGTTGGATCACCAACATATACTGTTCCGTTAACAGGACTGGATGATGCAGATGCTGGAACAGTATCAAGAGTAACAACTATTCCACAATATGTTCCTTTGTTTTCACACCCTGTTGAAGATACAGGAATATTCCATGAAACTCGTGCTGTTGCAGGTCCCGTTCTATCAAAGCACACGGCTGTGTCTTTGCCTTCTATTTCAAGTTGAAAAGAAACATCTGACGGTGGATCGAAAACGCCCTTAGTTCCCATAAATATTACTCCTATTATGTTTATTGAGTATTTATAGGTAAGTAATGCAAAAAATGTTCGTTTTTAACATTTAAGAGCTGTTAATCGCATTTTTAAAAAACATATGTTATATTTTTATTATTATTTGTTTTATTAATATAAAAATTATATTTTTTTAATTGTATTTTTGCTTTTTTGTTTTCATCCTGATCATGAAAAATGCGAAGAATATCCTTGATATAATCTTTTAAACTCATTGTTGTTGTATTGGCTTGTTGTTTATACATATTTGAAGGTGCTTTTTGAACACATACAACAATATAATGAACAATGTGTTCACTAAAAGGCTTAAGAAAAGGTAGAATTTTTTTAGGGTGGGTGTGAGGAGTAAAATAAAAATATAACGTTTCTTTAATTTCGTTTTCTATATTTAAAAACTCTTCATGAGTTATGTTTTGTTTTTCTTTTATTCGTTCTAGTAAAATGTTTAAAACAATATCAAGAGCTTCAATCAAATAAAACTCATTATAATAATTATTTTCATAGTATTGTTTTTTTTCTAACTCAACACACGAAAGAACAACTAAAGAATGCAATAATTTTTTAATGTCGATTGATTTCTTACCTCTCATCTGAGTATAAATTTATTTTATTTCCTCAAATGTATTTCTAATTAACCAATTAAGCAAACGTTCACCCTTCCATTGTGAAGAAAATTTAGTTGTTGGATCAACATTGTCAACATCAGGAAAGTTTATACATATTGGTTTTGGATTATCAATATCCTCATAAAGCCATGAAACAGATAATTTTTGTTTAGGTTTAAGAGATATGTGTTTTTTATTTTCTTCTGATTCATTAACAGGAAGTTTACAATATTTTCGTAACGTATACAACGCAACTCGTTGAGGAGTTTTTTCAATAGCCTCGTACAACTTGGTTTTTGACTGAATATATTCTTTAAATGTAAGTTTTTTCATGTTTAAGTTTTCGATATATATTTTAGAATATTTATTCAAATTAATTGATATTATAAAAATTTTATTTTTATTTATTACACCAGGATCTCTGCAATATGTAACGAATTAACTTGTTATGTTTTTCATAAAGATTTGTTAACATATTATAAATACATGCAAATAAAGATAATTTTACTATAATAGGAGCATTTTGTCAATGGCGACCATTAATGATATTGGAATTCCAGGAGTTGGTTCAGGAATTCTTCAACCTAAATTAAAAAATAGATGGCGTGTAACGTTTGCTAATTTGGGAGGTGGAACAGATTCACAACCTTTATCAATGCAGGCTGTTACAGTAACTCGACCAGTTTTATCGTTTGAAGAAGTTCAATTAGATCGTTATAACTCTCGAGCATGGGTAGCAGGTAAACACACATTTGAACCAATGACATTAACTTTTGAAGATGATGTTACAGGATCTGCTTCTCAAGTAATGCAAAATCAACTACAAACACAACAATTTTTAATTGGTGCTGAAGGTCAATGGTTAGCTGCCGCTGGTGAAGGTGCTAATTACAAATATATAACTTACCTTGATCTTTTAGATGGTAATGAACAGGTTATTGAAAAGTGGACTGTAGAGGGATGTTGGATACAAAATATTGATTATACAGATCTTGATTACTCAGCTAGCGATCCAGTTCAATTTACAATAACACAGCGATACGATCATGCTCGTCAACTTATTGGTGGTTATGCTCAAGGTGAAGGTGTTGCAACTGGTGGTGCTGGTAAATAAATAAAATTAAAGGAACAAGGATGTGTGTGCACAGGGATGTGCTTTATTTAAAAGGTCGGTTTAACCGACCTTTTTTATTACACTAAAATTATAATACAATTTTTCGTATATAAACAAAAAACCCCGCAAATTGCGGGGTTTTTATGGTTTAGTTATGATTTACTATTATAGTAAGTCTAATGCAACTACATTAATTTTACCATAGTAATCAGCACTGTTACCTAATGATGTTTCAACACGTGTAAACACTGCCTTACCATAACGAGTCATCATACTAACAACAGGTTGGAAAGTAACAGGGTTAACAACAACACCTGAACTCATCAATGGAATATAAGGTGCATAGAAATAACCAGAATCGGTTTCACCATTACCACCTTTATATCCAACTAGGATAAGATCATCAACAGCTGCTGGTGTTGCATTTGATAAATCAACTCCTGCACCAGCTTGGTTAAATAGATAACTGTACACTTTGATAGATCCATTTAGAGTACCAACTAACATTGTGTTGTTAGGACCTTTGAAAGAACCTTCAACAGCTGGAGCAAATACAGACTTGCTTGCAGACTGAAGAATAGAAACGATCATTGGAGAAACAACAATATAGTTACCAGCACCACGACGTGTTTTACGTGCAATTTCATTTGCAACACGATTAATAATTACACCCAAGTTGGCAAGACGATCACCAATAAATGCAGGAGCATAATTACCACCGCCACCACCGCCGTATACACCAGCGCCAGCACCGTCAAATGAATCAACTGTTCCAGCTAATGCTAATAGATCATAAATGATTTCAGCATCAATTTCTTGAACAATTTCTGCGGACATTGCTTGTGTCATTTCAGACTCAAGATCAAGACCGTGTTGTGCATTCAAATCTTGCATAGCTTCAATAGTCCAACCAGCTTGCAATTTACGTGAACCCGCTTCAACTGCTTGAGAAACAACATCAAGAGTCATTTTACGGCCACCAGAACCTTCTAAGAAGCTACCTGAACCACCTCGACCAACGTCAACATGGCTAAGTCCAAGAGCATCTGGACCAAAAGGACCAAGACTTGAAGCATCAAGACTTGAAGGCCATGATTTACCAGTAGCTGCGGTACCTGTACCATCATCAATTGCAGGAGGCGCAGAAGTTGTATCAACACCAGCTGTTCCAATACCACCAGCACCACCTACTTGACCAGTAGAACCAGCTTGACCAGAATACCAGTTACGTAATGGAGTGGAGTTGCCCCACGTTTCATCACCTGCGGCAATTGGGTTAGGTTGACTAAATGGGTTACCAGCAGTACCTGCGGTAGGACCAGTAACGGCTTCAGCATAACGATAACGTAGTGTGTAAACCAAGCCAACTGGACCTG